GGCCTACACGCTGGCGCAGCAGCCGGAGCTGGTGCAGCGGCTGAACTCGCTCCCCCCGCCGTTGGTGCTGGTCGAGCTGGGCCGGTTATCCCCTGCGCCACAGCCGACCGCTCCTACCCCAGCGGCGGGATCTCCCACGAACGGCGCCACAGCCCCAGCCACCCCAGCGCCACCGCTGCCAGAGCCCATGGCGCCTGTCGGGGGAGGAGGGAGCATGGTGGCGCCGACGTACAACGAGAACGGCTCGCAGGCCGACTACGAGAAGTGGCGGGCCAGAACATCACAGATACCGTATGTGAGGAGGAGTTAGCCTCGCTGCCATAACGAGTATTGCTGCCATATTCGCTGCCATTCATAGCTGCCATGGGTACGACAACAACTATGATAGGATATGTAGAATTATGGCAAGTAACTCCTTGCTCACGATTTCGATGGTTACCCGCGAGTTGCTCATGCACCTGAAGGGCAACCTCGCCTTTACCCGGGGCGTCTCGCGCCAGTGGGAAAGCCAGTTTGCCGTCACCGGCGCGAAAATTGGCGCGCCGCTTCAGATTCGCAAAACCCCAAAGTATGCCGTCCAGTCCGGCGCTCCATTTTCTGCCCAGAACTACATCGAAGAATACGTCACGCTCATTGTGAACCAGCAGAAGCATGTGGATGTCGAGTTCACCTCGGCGGAGATGACGTTGAGTCTGGACGATTGGTCCCGCCGCATCGGCCGACCCGCCGCGTCCCGCCTCGCCGCCGAGATTGACAAGGACGGCCTGCTCTGCTACTCGCAGGTGGCGAACAGCGTCGTGTCGCCCACGGCGGCCGCGGAGAAGTTCTACTGGTACAACGTCGCCCACGCCATCATTATGCAGGAAGGTGGCCCGCAGGACGGCGACTACAGCGTGTGCCTCGAGCCCATGGAGCAGGCGGCGGTGGTGAACGCCAACAAGGGCCTGTTCCAGTCCTCCGCCCAGATTAAAGAGCAGTACGAAGAGGGCATGATGGGCCGCATGGCGGGCGCTGACTGGTATATGGACCAGAACGTGGCCAGCCATACGACAGGCGCCAGAGGTGGCGCAGCCATTGTCACCACGGCGAATCAGGTTGGCTCAGCTATCCTCACGTCGACCTGGACCGCGAGCGGCTTGCGCCTCAAAGCCGGCGACGTGATTCAGTTTACCGGCGTGTACGCGATCAATCCGCAGACCCTGGCATCTACCGGGCGCTTGCGCGACTTTACCGTCACCTCGAACGTTACGGCAGACGCCGGCGGCCTGGCGACGGTGAACATCTCGCCGCCCATTACGCTGGCGCCTGACCCGAGAGCGACAGTCAGTAACTCGCCAGCCGCCTCGGCGCCTATTCTCTATACTGGGGCGGCGAACACGACGTATTCCCAGAACCTGTACTATCATAAGAACGCCTTTACCGTGGCCATTGTGCCACTGGTCATGCCGGAAAGCGGCAGCGCCAGCCGGGCCTCAGATGACGAGTTCCGGGCGTCCATGCGCGTCTGGAAGGATAGCGTTATAGCTAGTGATACGCATCCTACTAGAACCGATGTCCTTTATGGCTGGTTGTGCCAACAACCCGAGCTCGCATGCAGGGTATGGTCTGTACCAGGAGTAACATAACTAGTTGATTAGATACTATATAATTAACTAGCAGTGTATGGCATCGTGTATCCGTCCGTCGTGGCCTGTCACGCCAAGACAGGGCTGGCGCGTAATACGATTACGCGCCACATCAAGGAAGGCAAGGCACGTTATTTATGAACACCATCGTAACCACCCGCCTGGCGGGCATGCTAGGAGACGCATCTATGGCTGACGCGACGCCACCTACGAGCGAAACGCTGCCAGGGTATTTCTACCACCCAACGCTCCCCATGGTGCTGTGTGAGAACGAAGCCGAGAAGGACGCCCTGCCTCCCGGCTATAGGGCGACCCCCTACACGGAAAACGAAGCCGACGCCTGGACGAAAGCCCAGGCCAGCGTCCAGGCGAAGGCAGACGACGACGATCCCCCTGGACGAAGGAGTCACCGCTGATGGCGATCAATGAAACGAAAGCCGTGTTCGTGACCATCGAGGGCGACCTGCTGGCGCCGTCCTTTCTCCCGCTGCTGGATCTGGCCCCCGGCAATATCCTGATCCCGAATCAGTCGCAGCTTGCCGTGACCGGCACGCCGCTGCCCTTAGAAGTGCAGGTCATGCTGTGTAAGCCGGGCACCGTGCTGGGCGACCCGGCAGACGCGGTGCTTCAGGCAGGTGATCTGTTCAACGTCACGAGCGCTGCGCCTACGGTGCTGGAGGGCAATGTGCCGCCGCTGGCGCAGGGCGGCGTGCTGGGATTATACATCCCCGTGGCGCTGCTGACTGCGGGGGCAAAGGTGGAAGGCGTGCTGAGCATCGTGCGCTGAGGAGGACGTATGCCGAGAGACTTTGTGCCGTGTGAGTATACAGAACGCGAACTGACCAACCCTGTGACGGATGAGACGGTGAAGCGCTGCCAGGTGATTGAGTGCTTTGCCGGTGTCCACCTTGCCACGCATGGCACGCTCTTTACCATGAGCCGAGACAGCCATGCCTATCATCTGGATACGCACACGGGCACGGACGATGACCGGCAACGGAGGCATCTTTTTGACACGTTCTATGCGGCGATGGCCGCCCTGGAGTAGCCCATGCCAGCCATCAGTGCCCGCAGCATCGGAACCACGGCGCTGCGCTTGCTGGGCGTCGCAGCCGCAGAGGCCCCGCTGAGTGCCGACATGGCACAGTCAGCCCTCGACGCCCTCAATACCCTGCTCGATGCCTGGAGTGTGGAGCGCCTGCTCACCTGGACCCGCCCGCGCTACGTCTTGCCGCTCGTAGCCGGCCAGGGACAGTACACGTGGGGCCTCGCTCCCGGGGAGACGACGCCAGCTGACATCCCGCACCCGGCCCCGGTGCGCCTGGAGATAGCTCTGCTCAACATTGGTGGGAGTCCGGCGCAGGAGTGGCCTGTCACCATTTTGACGCAAGAGGACTGGGAAACGCAGATCTGGTTCAAAGACCTGCAAAGCAGTTACGTCGAGTGTGTGTATCTCGAAGACACCGTGCCCTACAACGTGCTGCATGTGTACCCGGTGCCCACGGGCGGGCATACGCTGGTGCTCTTACCCTGGCAGGCGCACAGCCCGTATGCCGGGTGGGATAGCGTGCTGGAGTGGCCGAGCGGGTACGCCAGGGCGATGCAGGCCAATCTTGCGCTTGAATTAGCTTCGCAGTATGGGGTAGAGCCCTCGCAGACGCTGCTCAGGATGGCGGACGAAAGCAAGCGGGCGCTTTTCCCCATAAACCTTACGATGGGGCGCTTGTCGATCAATCCGCATAAGCGTGTGGGCGTGTCAGGGCATGGTTATAGCCCCGCTTTCCTTCGAGGTGATTGACTGATGCCACTGACCCCTGTCCAACTCGTCGGCGGCTCGTACACGTCCCGTGCCCGTTCGCTGGATCTGTCGGCCTCCACGAATCTGTACATCGAGCCCTCCTCCGACAAGAAGCGCGGCACGCTGATCGGCACACCTGGCCTGCGACTGTGGACCACCCTCGCCGATCGTCCGGTACGCGGCCTCTATACCGCCTCGGGCTCCCGTGTCTTTGCCGCCGCAGGCAGGACGTTCTACGAACTCTTCCCCAATCAGACCAGTCTGCCTCGTGGCACCCTCATTACCACGGCAGGCATCGTCAATTGGGCGGACGATGGCCAGCATGTCGTGGCCGTCGATGGTCAGAAGGGGTATCTGCTCGACCTGGCCGCGGGCTCGGCATTCGCCCCCATCACTGACCCGGACTGGAAGCCAGCCAGCCATGTGGCGTACCTGAACGGTGTGATGATTTTTAACGAGCTGGGCACGGGCCGCTTCTTCTGGAGTCAAATTTTGTCTCCTGGCAATCTCGATGCCCTGGACTTTGCCTCGGCGGAGGCGCGTCCTGATCCGCTGGTAGGCCTGAAGGCGTCGCATGGCGAACTGATCCTGTTTGGCTCCACCAGCGTCGAGTGGTGGGTGCCCACGGGGAACTTTTTAGCGCCCTTCCAGCGCTTACCAGGTGCGGTGATCGACATCGGTTGCTACGCAGGCCACTCGATCCGCATGTTTAAGGATACGGTGGGGTGGCTGGCTGCAGACCCGTCTGGGGGATTCGCCGTGATGATCGCCAACGGGTACAAGCCCGAGAAGGTCTCGACGGACGCGCTGGAATCCGCCTTCACGCAATGGGCCAACTTGCCACATGCGACGGCCATGACCTACACGCAGGACGCGCACCCCTTCTACCTGCTCAACGCCCCGGCGCAACAGACGAGCGTCTGCTATGACGGCGAGACAGGCGCCTGGCATGACCGCGCCTGGCTGGCCGAGGACGGGTCGTTCGAGCGCTGGCGCGGCGAGGTCAATACCTTTGGTTTTCAGCGCCATCTGGTCGGCGACTTCGAGGACGGCAGGATTTACGACATGCGGCTTGACCATTACTTGGATGATCAGCGCGAGATGCTGCGGGTGCGGCGTATGCCGAACGTCGAAGCCATGCAGCAGCGCATACGCCATAGCCTGTTCCGGTTGCGTTGTGATGCTGGCGTCGGGCTGGACGGTGGAGCTATCCCAGGCATGGATCCGCAGATGCGCTTGCGGTGGAGCGATGATGACGGCTCAAGCTGGTCGAGTGAGATATGGCGTAGCGCGGGGAAGATAGGCGCCACGGGACAGGTCGTAGAATGGCGCATGCTTGGGCAGAGCCGGCAGCGCTCCTATGAACTGCGCTGCTCTGATCCGGTGCCGGTCAGGTGGACCGATGCCTGGGTCGAGGTGCAATAATCGCTGAGCTATTACCACCCCCGCCAATCTTGAATGCTATCGCTGAGCCCCCTGCTGGGCTGACGCCGCGCGTGTGGGCCAGGTGGTTTCTCGCTATGCGAGACCAAGCCATGCTTGGCGGCCCAGAAGGGCCACCAGGCCCCGCAGGACCTCCCGGCCCAGAGGGACCAGCGGGCGCGGATTCCACGGTCCCAGGTCCCGCAGGCGCGACGGGGGCCACAGGGCCACCAGGTCCCCCAGGCGCCACAGGAGCGACCGGCGCCACCGGGCCGCAAGGCATCCAGGGTATCCAGGGGCCAGCCGGCGCGACGGGCTCGCAAGGCATCCAGGGTATCCAGGGGCCAGCCGGCGTGCCGAACTATACCGACAGCACCTTCACGCTCACCGTCACCGGCTTTACGGTGTCCTTTACGGTGGCCGCGCGCTACATCCAGATCGGGAAGCAGGTCACGCTGACCATTGCCGGGGATGCGG